TCGTTGCCACATTGTATTCAGTTAAACCGCCTGCATCTCTATTTTGACCAACTTTTCCAATAGGTCTTATTCCAAAACCTACTGATGTTCTATTAGCCATAGTTTTTTCCTTGTTTAAGTTTATTTTTAACTTGTTGGTATTGCCAAAAAATTACTTTTTGTTCGTACCACCAAAAGTTACACGAGTCTGCCTCTCACTATTGATAGGCATACTTTTGTGTTGATCCTTATACAAATCGTTATCAATTGCCTCTTCTCGAGCTTCTATTTGTTTCCTAAAATAAGCTTCTCGAGATTTTGCGATCTCTTCCGGTATCCTTGCCAACACAAGGCCACCAACTCCGATTACTCCCGCATGCTTACCATCTTTGATTTCAGGGTAAACAGATCCTGGATATTCATCAGCTCTCACTAACTCCCATCCTGATCTCATTTTACCAGTCATATTTTTGGTATCGTCGAAGCCTAAGACTTCAGAACGAATCCATCTATGTCTAAAACCATCTGGTGCTGGCGGTGCATCTAAAGATGACGGTGGAGTCCAAGTTGTAGGTCTCTTTTCAGCAGTCCTAGTTTGGCTCGCACGAGGGGTCTTAATATTTTTGTTTTTTTCCATATGCATTTACTCCTTCGTGATTATATGTTTCGCATATTCTTCAAGTGGCACACCTAATTTTTTAGCAATAGCTACTTGAGAAGGCGTGAGTCTCACAATTTTGCGATTACTGTTTTTACCACTTCTATTAGCCGAAGCTACATTTTGAACTGGTTTAACAGGTGTCGTTGGTGCTGTTGTAGCAAATTTGTGCGGAAATTCAAGTCTTATTCTTTTATCAATTTCTGCATAATATTCGTCACTTTGAGCATCATACCCTTCTTCATCCACAAGTTTCTTGTGTAATCCAAAGGCTGTGTACGTCATTGCCTCATCTTGTCCAAACCATGTATTCTTTTGAGCCCAATTTTGAGCTTTAGGATCTGGAGTGATAGGTTGTTCTTGTTGAACAGCTTGTTGTTGATTTAGTTGAATTTTTGATTCAACTTCCTTTGCTTCTGATTGTCTAGATTTAAGATCAAGAAGTCTTGCTTCTTCATATCCCAATTTAGATATTTCAGTTTGTGCTGTTATTTCAGATTTTAAATCTCCATCGGCTCTAGCTTGAGCTAATCTAGCTGCAGCTGATTCCATAGATGATTTAATTCTTCTTTCCATTTCAGATACATAACCTGTATCTAATTTGGTAAGGCGTCCAGCAAGAGAGTCCTTTTCAACTTGAATTTTACGTGCATAGTCGATGGCAGCTTCACGCTGTCTTTCGGCTTCACGCATCTTCTTAGTTAATTTTGCTATTCTCTTCTTAACACCTTCACTGTATTCTTCTAATTCTTTCTTGTTATCTGTATCTTCGGACCCTGTTTCTTGGTCCTTGTTTTCTGTCTCTTGTTTGCTAGTCTGAACATCAGGCTGCTCGTTAGATTGCGCAGATGTGTCAACGGACTTAACATTGTCTTTATCATTGGATACCTCTATTTCTGTTGCTTCAGGTTGTTTCGTTTCGAATTCAACTTCAGCTCCAGGTCCGGATGTATCTATGTCAACAGTCTTTGCGTTTTTGTCTTCTGGCATAGTTTTCTCCTATGGTTTATATATAGTGAAGTACATCTTCAGGATTTTTAATTGTCCCTAAGACTTCATCGTCATTTAATAGACGAACTTCACCGCCTTCGATTGGAAGTCTTGAACCCGCATAGCGAGCAAAGATCACCCAATCTTTTTCCTTGCACCACGGGCCTGTTGGATATTTTTCTTTATCCATATATGCCAATGGTCCAATCTTTAAAACATAACCGCAATTAGTTGCGATTCGTGCTTTGTCTAAAGATTCTTGTGATATGATTATTCCACCTGCAGTTTTATCTTTAGGTGTAAATGGTAATACTAAAAGTCTCCAACCAGATGGTTGTGGCAGACTATCAATTAAAGATTCAGAAATATTTTCTGCTCTAATAGTTCTATCTTCTACTTTTTTATTTTCTTCCTTATATTTTTCTTCAAGACCTAGGTTTATCTTTGGTACTTCCTTTTCCGAGGTCGATAACGTTTCCTTTATCATCTTTTTTTGCTCCTTCGTTTAGCAGGTTAGAGATTTCCTGAATTACTGTTTGGTAGGCATTTGCCTGTCCTTGCATATACTTGTATTTTTCCATACTGTCAACATTACCAGATATCATAGAATCACCAATACCTTGGTATTGTTCTCTTATAAACTTCTGTAATTTGCTTAAAAACGTAACTGCATCCATATTCTTTCTCCTTGTTGGTTATATTAACAATTCCACTTACGTAGAGACTTATTAATTCTTGAATTAGGATCTCTCGCTGTTTTGGCTGATGTTAATTTTTTTTTCATACCTGTCATTCTTTTACAGAATGACTTTCTTCTATTAGCAGCTTTAGAACCTGGTTTTAATTTAGATGGTTTTGTAGTTACTGCCATTGATAATTTTGATCCTGGGTTTTGAGCTCTATAAGATGCAATACCTTTTCTATTTAATCCACCAGATGGATTTTTACCTTCTTTACGTTGCCATGCTGGAGTTGATCCATTTGCAAGCATTGCTCTACCTTGTCCTCTTAATGCAATATCACCCATATTAATACATTTTAGTTTTTTTAGTTTTAATAACTCTTCCTTGTCCTCTACTTACTAATCCACCATCTTTATAGTGTTCAACAGGATTATATTCTCTTGTTGAATCTTCTGGAAATAATGTATTTAAATATTCAAAGTCAGATTCTTCTTTTCTGACTTTTTTATAATTTTCATCCATCTTTTTTTCAGCTTCCCTAAATTTAGCTTGTCTTGCTTTTTCAGCTTTATAATATTTATCTCCAGCCATTATACTAATCCTCCTGCTCGCATATCTTTTCTATTTGCAAATGTTTTAACATTAGTAGGTTTAGGTCCAACGTTACTTGCTGCTCTTTTTCTTTGAACTGCTGATCGTCTTTGACCTTCTGACATAGCTCTAGCTTTAGCTAATGGAACACATTTTGGATATCCTTTTCTTTTTTCTCCCTTAGATCTACCACATGGAGCGAATGAACCATCTTTACGTTTAGTTCCAATGTCTACCCATTTTTCTTGAACCCATTTACGTAAGCCCATATTAATATTTTTTAGTTACTTTTCTTCTTTTTTCCATTACAGCGCCACAACCTTTTGCAACACCACCTTGTTTATAATTAGATACCATTTTTCTCTCTTGAGAAATACTACCACCACCCATTTTTTTCTTACGCCCGCCTGGAACTATTTTTCCAGAACAAACTGCAGATGCATACATATTTGCATAGGCACTTGGATACACTTTAAATTTTGCTTTTGCTGCTGCTTTTCCTCTTGGACAAAGTTTAGCCATTAGTAACCTCTTATTGCAACTTTAGGAAAACCTTTTATAAGTCCACCTTTAGCTTTTTTAACTCTTCCACCTTTTTTATAAGAATCTTCTTTTTCTCCATACTCTTCCATTTGATTTATTTCAGACATCTGCTCATCAGATGGAGGACGTTCTGCTGCACCTAATTCAGTTGGTTCTAAAGCTCCTACAATAGGACCTATAACAGGAATTGCTTTAGTTAATTTCCCAAGTTTATTTAGTTTATTTAAATTTTTAAATATTTCAGTTTTCTTTTCTCCATCAATATCTAAAGAAGAAGCTTTAGCAAAAGCTTTAGTAGCAAGATTTTCTTTTTTTACAGGTGCTGGTGTTTGTTTTTTTGTTAAACCTTCATCAAAAGCTAGTTTAACAAAATCTTTTCTTTTACCACCTTGTTTAGCAAGAGCTATGAATTTGTCTCTTATAGAAGCCATTATCTTTTACTTTTCATCATTTTGCCTTTTTTCTTTTCAGACATATCTTTGGTCATCATGTCAGCTTTTTTTGACATACCACCTTTTTTAAAACCAGGAACTTTTCTTCCTTTTAAAATATCTGCTTTAGTAATTTTTCCATCTTTATTTAAATCTGGAAAACTACCTTTTTTTAATTTTGCTCTTGGTCTTATTCCGTAATCATTTCTCATGTTAACTCCTTATCCATTTTCTTGTTCTTTGTTTGCCGGTTTATTTGCCATAGTGCGTGCCACCGATTCTGCACTTCTCCCCACTACATAACCTCCAAGACCAATTTGAAGAAGTGTCCAAACGTCTCCTGGTAAAGTTATAGTTATAGAAGCTTTAAAAAAAAATAATATAACAGGTCCTAGTACATAATTCCATACCAAGATAAATATTAACACATACATTAAAAGGGGCCTCCAGCTCGATGCGAACCAGCCCGCTTTGGCTTCTGCCTCAATAATTTTTGCTGCAGCTTGTAATTCTTGTGTGTTTGATTGTAGTAATTGTGTTTGTAATTGTGCTTTTAATTTTTCTTGAAGATCTTTATCAGGAACTGACTTTTCAATTGTGTTAAATAGAATTTTAGCTAAAGGTGCAACAGCTCCTAACATTTGAATCATAATTTACTTCCATCCTTTTTTAGCTAATTTTGGTTTTCCTTTTATAAGTCCACCCATTGATTTTTTAGATCTTGAGACTGATTCTTCGTCTGTTGGTTTTTGAGGTTTAATTCCTAAATTTATATAATCTTCAAACTCTTCAAGGGCTTTTTCTAACTCATCATTAGGTTTAAATGTAATAGGTGTTTTTACTTTACCCATAAATTTAATACCACTTAGCTGATCTTTTTTTCTCTGAAAGAATACTTCCTTGACCTTGAACTTCTTGAACTTGTGTTTCTTGTGGGTTTGACATTTCAATATCAATTCCTCCAAGTAAATTTCCTTGCTTGTCTGTAAATTTATCAAAGTTTACTTCTTTTGATTTTGAATCTGCCGTAAAAGTTCTTGTTGAATTAGCTAAACCACCCACTGCCATTTGTTTTCTGCTTTTTCCAGCTTCAGACAATGCAATAGCAATTGCTTGTTTAGGACTTTTTACTTTTTTTGAAGATTGACCAATGTTGAGTTCACCTTTTTTAAACTCTCTCATTACTTTACCAATCTTTTTTTGTGGTTTTGTCATTTTCATAGTCATGTTTATACTCCTTTTTTATTATTTAACAATAATTATTGTATTTTCTTATTCATATTAGAAAACTGTTGTTTTGCAATAGATGTTGCAGCTCTTAATTCAGCTAAATCTTCATTTTGTTCAAGTTTTTCTTGTGTATTCATCTGATTCATCATTGCTCTCATCTTATCTAAGTTAATTCTCTCTTGTCCTTCTTGTTTTTTTCTAGCATTCTCTTGAGCTTGTAGGTCAAGTTCTCTTGATTTTAATGCAGCAATAGGATCATTATCAAATTGAGATGTTATTTTTCTCTCTTCCTTCATAAATTCATCCATCATCTCAGCAATTAAGATTGCTTTTCTAGATTCTAATTTCATTTGAAACTCTTGAACCTGTGCTTGAATAGCTGGATCTTGTACAGCTTGAGGATTTTGAGCTAACATTTGTATTTGTTGTAACTCTTGTGCAAATTCTAATTCTACTTGCTCCAAAGCCATCAAAGAAATGTGTTCAAAAATATTTTTCTCTAATGATCCCATGATCATCGGATTATTTTTTGCAATGTTAGTTGACATAAAATTTAAATGCGCAGTGACATGTGCTCTATGATCTTGACCTCTAAATGCTTGGAAAGGTTGTCCACCTAATGCATCAATATGTTCTAATGCCGGATCTTTTGGCATTGGTTTTGCAGGTTGAATTAAAATCTTATCAATATCTTTTACTCCTAATGCTTCATACATTTTTCTGTAAATTTCATATAGATTATGAATTTGAGGATTAGATTGAGCAAGTTGTAATTCAGTTTGTGCTAAACTAATTCTTTGTGTTTGTGAAAATATATTTGGATCAGCAACTGGAACGATATCTATTCTATCATCAAAGTCTGCTTGCTTAATATTTTTTTGTCCACCTACAACATCGTAAGGATATTCTTCTGGTAAATATAATTTAAATACTCTTGATAATAATTTAAATTCTAATTTTAATGAGGCATACAATCTTTTATGTATAGCAGACATTGTTCTGCTTCCTCTTTCAAGTAAAGCTACAGTTGTACCTACTGCTGCTTGTTGATTTCCATCTCCTACTTGTATATCTGCAATTGAAGCAAAACGTTGACCTGCTTGAACTACGACCCCCATTAATGCTAATAAAGTTTGAGAAGGTTCTTTGTAAGGCAAAGTCATAAATGCATCTCTAAGATTTCCTCCAGGTGCATCTACATCTCTCCACTCACCCGGTTGAATAGATTGAGCATCATCTCTAATTCTAATACCACGCATTTTAAATCCTGCTGGTAAATTAGATAGGGTTCCTGCATCAATTAATTGTCTTAAAGCAGATGTGGCTGTTCTTGATAAACCACCAATCATATGAATTAAACCAAATCCATAAAATCCTAAACCTGGTAAAAATTTAAAATGAACAAAGTATTGAATTTTATTTTTCTTAGGATCACCTATTTCATAATTTCTACGAATAGATAAAATTTCACGAGAGCTTTCTTCTATCGTCACAATGTAAGGAAGTTTTATTCCAGTCATTTCCCCGTTGGGATCACGATCTTCAAAGCCCTCGAGATCCAAGTTTACATGACACTCCACTAATGTAAAGATATCTTCATAACCCGATTTAGTAACTCCTTCAATTTCTCTCTCTTTTGATTTTACATCAGATGTATCTGTAACAGAATCATCACTTGGTAATAAATCTAAATCTTTATAAAAGCCTGCGACTTGTTGTTTTCTTAATTCATTTGCAGAAATTTTTATTGTATGCATAATTGCTTCAGCATCATCTAATGAAGTCGCTGAGTAAGGAACAACTAAATCTTCTGCTGGTACAAATTTAGAAACAGCTCTTCCAAGTAAGTCATCATAATAAACTTTTTTAAAAGTAGATCCTGATAAAGGTAAATAAAATAACATTTGATCAAATTCTGGTTCATATTCTCTCATGACATCCATAATTTGATAGTTCATAAAATCTCTAACACGTACAGCTTGATCTTCTTTTTCTCTAGAAGAGTTTCCAATTATTTGAGTTCGCACCGGTCCGTCTGCTGGTAATAATTCTTTGTAAGCTAAAGCTTGAAATTGTGTAACTGCTTCTGCTAATACTGGATGAGTTGCACCACTTGCTCCTTGAAATGGTTCTGTTCTTTGATCATATTTAAATCCTAATAGATCTAAACCTTGAGTATAAGTTTGTTCCCAATCTTGTCTTGAATTTTTATAGTCTTGAAAATTTTGATAAAGTTCTGAACCTAAAGGTCCTAAAATATCTTCTGGTAATAATTCTGCTAAGTTATCAAAATGATTTTCGCTTTCACCTTGATTAAAAGCTCCTGGATTAAAATTAATTTCAACACCACCATCTGATGTTGGTGTGATTTCAGTATTTTCTGTACTTGGAATAGATTCTTGAATCTCTACAATTTCTTCTGCAGAAGCCTCTGGATTTTCTATTTCAATTTTATTTATAACTTCGTTTGGAAGTGATTTGTCTATAGTTGCCATTTAATTTCTCCGAGTTTACTATCTTAACCTTATTATACGTAACATTCAAGCCCTGTGGGTTAGGACCTGATTTAGGTGGTATAGTTGTTGTTAATTTTTTCATCTTATTCCAAAAGAAGAATAAGGAAGATTAGCTCTATATCTTGCAATTAATGAATCTAATAAGGGATCACCTGTACTTTGATTAATTAATGGAGCATATTCTGGTAGTGTAGTTATTCCCCCTCCACCGCTTGAATCTTGTGCTGGTCCGCTTTGAACAGATGACTGTTCTTGAGTATCATCACTTGGTCCTGTTACTCCTCTTGAATAATTTGAGTATGCATCTTTTGCTAAACCAAATGCTAATCCTGCAACTGGATTAGCTATACTTATGGCTGTTTGAACAGGATTGTTTATTGCATTTTGAATTGCATTTCTAACTGCAGTGGTTACTGTACTCGTAATTCCTGTTTCTGCTGCTGCAGCCGCTGCAGCTGTTGCTGCATCTTCTTGATCTGCTTGTGCTTGAGCAGATACATCATCAGCCGTTACACTTTGTGCTGCTTCTGCTGCTGCATCTGGTCCTATACCAAATCCACCTTCTGCCCCAACTCCTGGTCCTGAATCACTTGGCCCTTCTGTTCCGCCTTGATCATTTGCATCTCCTGTAGATTCTCCTTCTCCTGATCCTACTCCTGAACTAGATCCATCATCTGATCCTCCTGGACCACTATCTCCTGATGAATCTCCCCCAGAGCTTCCATCTCCACTACCGTCTCCACCTCCAGCTCCACCACCTGATCCTTGTAATGATGGAAGTCCAAATGGACCTTTGTTAGGTTTACCTTTTAATGAGCCATATAAATTTAAATCTATTAAAATTTTCTCTTCATCTTTTGTAATGTATGAAAGATGTGCAATTGGATGTTTAGG